TGTTTGAGTTTCGCGATATGATTCCCTGATCTTGCTCAAGAGCGGTGCCGTTGAGGAATCGGCGATCAAATCGCAAATTGCAATTCTAAAAATTTCATAATCTTTATTTTTAGCCCAATCCCAGATTAAGTTAATTCTTTCTAGTGGGTATGATTTATCGCCGTAAACATTCGTCAGCCTATTAATTTGATTTTTAAATTTTTCTCTATCCATTGTTTAACTCCATTCCATTTTATCCCAGTCAACACCGCTCTTCACAGTCGCCTCTCCAGCTCCCTCATCAAGCCAATCTCGCCAAGGTTGAATCTTGTCGCTCCCGACGAAGGTTGAAAATTGTTTGATGTAGCGTGGCTCGGTTCCCTTTGATTTTATATCTTGCGTATATTTATTAATTGCGGTTTTAAAATCATCAAAATCTTTTTGAGAGCGGATCACCCTCTTGAGCTTTTCCATTCCCAAAGACTTGCCTTTTTTTAATGGGTAAAGTTGATATAATTCATCAAGATTAAAAACAGTCTCAGGAGCGTTAGCGACGATTGCTGAAGATTGTTTGTTTGTTTTGTCCTGTCCTGTACTGTCTGTACTGTCTGTACTGTCTGTCTGTCTGTCCTTTACGTAACGTGTGCGTACGGATTGCGTACGCGTACGTACGGATTGCGTACAGATTCCATTTTGTTCAAGCTTTTCAATTGTTTGCTTTATTACATCAACAGAAATTTTAAACAATTCTGAGTGGTAGTCAAAATTGATGATTACCATACCGTTTTTGTTGGTTTTTGATGCTTCACAAAGTAAATAAATGAAGCATAATTTTTCATCATTTGTGAACCTAAAAAAATCTTGATTAATGGTGAAATCATTTTTTACGGCCACCCATGTAGGACTCTTGATGTCTTTTCTTGGTTGAAATTTTTCCCAGTTGTTAAAAGTGATTTGCAAGTTGCCCCCAATCGTAGCAAATAAAAAAACCCACCACAGGAGCTACTCTATGGTGGGTCTGAATCCATCCCCAAACCTTTCGGTTGGTTCAGGTTATAAACCTTGCGGCCGTAGCTCGTGCCTTAATTGCTTATTATAAAACGACAATAAAAATTGCAAGCATTTACTTAAACAGATGGATCATTGATTCTATTATGGGGGAATGAATGGACGTACTACAATTTCTGTGCATTGCGGCAATACTTAAACTTCTTATCGACTTTGCGCATCTTTATAAAAAGTGATTCCATTACCGAATGGATAAATATTCGGTAACAATCACGCTTCAAGGTCTCCCCAAAATGGTGAACGCTAATTTCAAAAACAATTGGCGCGCTTTATGGGTTGAGAGAAAAAAGTGGAAAGAACTAACCGCTCGATCATTTGTTACCCATGCTCCACCAGCGCCACTTAAAAAAGCAAAAGTAACAATAGTGCGTCATTCCTCACGCTGCCCAGATTACGATGGGCTAGTAAGCGCAGCTAAAGCACTACTCGATGGCCTAAAGCTAGCTAAAATAATCGAAGACGATAATATGAACGTCATCGGTAGGCCCGAATTTAAATGGGAAAAATGCTCTCCTAAAAACGGACATGTTGTAATTACAGTTGAATCAGTGTAGCATTTGGTTATTAACCTGATTGGGGGAATATCAGTAATGGCTAAAAAGCAATCTAAAGAATCACAAGTAATCACATCAGACGCTCGTATTTATAAAAATGAACTTCAAATTAAATCCGATTTATTCAAACTTGAAGTAGCAAATTGTAACCTTAATAAAGGCTGGAATGATGCAATCAATCTTGAATCAGTCGAGCACGTCCATTTTTTCCATACTTACGATTCAGATGGCAAAAAACTACAACGCACAAATGCTGTAGCAGGGCATTTTCACGTTATCGAATACGAAGAGCAAGGCCCAAATAAGCCAGTTAAAATTATTTCTGTATCAGGCCCAATGCGAGAAGTAAAAAGACGAATCAGAGGCAAATGGCAAAAAGTTGTAGAAGCTATTGATTCTGGACTAGAAGATTCTCATTCGCACGATATTACATATAGAAGAACAGAAAATGTTAAAATGCGCGAAGTAGTACCAGAGGCAGTAAATATGGCCGCAGCTGAAGCACAAAAAACCGCAGCAATTCCGGGTATTAGTTCTAATTAAGGAACTAAAATATGCACTACAAATCATTGGTTTTAAAGTCATACGAGGAAGCTGTACAACTTCATCCAACAGCATCTTCCGATCTAAAGCGCGCACTAAGAGCGCATGAACGAGTTCCATCATTCATTACTAATCTATGTACTGAAATTGAAAAGGTTCAAGATCACACAATGAGAACAAAACAAAAAAAGTTCTCAGATAAATTAATCAAAGAACTTGTTTACGATATGACAAACATTTTTATCACCGGAATAGAGTCAGAAGCGAAAATGCGATTTGAATCTCAAGCCGCTAAAATTCTACGCGAGGCTGAAGCACAAGCAAAAAAAGATCTAGATCAATCGGCTACAGGAAAACTTACTGGTGAATATAAAGAACTAGCAGATGAAGCCGGGATGATCATGACTGATGAGAGGTCGGATGTCTAATGGCTGTTTCAATTGAACACCAAAACAGATTTGCACGCGAATTCTTTGAATCAATTTATGGTGGGCCATTGCCACCATTTTTTAACCCATCAAGAACCCTTAAAAGAATAGTTAGAACATTAAATAAGGAAGAAAGAAAATTTTGGGTTGGCTCTATTTTTCATCCATCGCAATATACATATCAACCACTTGAAAAAAGAATTAGGACTGCAATCAGGACTTGGGTGCGCGAATATGATGAGTTAAATGGCTGTCCTTTTGAATATTGCGGGTTTACATTTCAAGAGTTTAAAGATCATATAAGCGGTCAATTTACTGGCGATATGTCTTGGGATAACTGGGGAGAGTGGCATATTGATCATGTAATACCAAGGTGTTTATTCAATAAACCATATTCAAGAAAAGAAATATTCGGATTACAAAATCTTCGTCCATTATCACGCGCTGAAAATATGGCAAAAGGAAACAAGCATGGCTAGGCCAAAAAAATCATTAGATGACGTTAAGTTTTCCGGCTGGGATAAGTTAGATGAAATGATTGTTTGGGGTAATCAAGAATATTGTGCTGAAAAATTAGATATGTCGGCTGATTCGCTGGCTGAAAGAATTAAGGAACGATTTGGTTTAAGTTTTCCGGAGTATAAGAACAAAAAGATGGAAGGCGTCCGATACAATTTGCGCAAAAAACAGTATGAGGTTGCGATGCAAGGTAACGTGACAATGCTCGTTTGGTTGGGCAAACAGATGCTAGGCCAGTCTGATAAAATTGAAGTTGATGATAATTATGAATTAGTATCTGAGTATACTAAACATGAAGCAGATAAAACTTAAATCAACGCTCGTTGGAGCGCAGTGGGATTTCATGCAAGATTATGAAACCAAATTCTTGCATTTAAGCGCAGGATTTGGCTTTGGGAAGAGTAGAACTCTTGTATTGAAACTTCTAGAACTAAGCAAACTAAACGCACCATACGCCGGAGGGATAGTTGTTCCAAGCTATACTGATTTTACCCGCGATGTGAAGATTGCATTTGAAGACATATTTCATGAGCATAATATTAAAGCTGAATATCATGGTAGCGAACACAAATACAAATTGCCTTGGACTAAGGGGCCACTATATGTGGCAACAGCAGAGAAAAAAATACGCGGGCCAAATTGGGCATATGCTGGAATTAACGAATTAACATTAATTAGTATTGAGCGATTCAGGGAAGTTATTGGTCGTGTTCGTGTAAAAGGAGCTAAATTCCCACAAGTTGTTTCATCGGGTACACCAGAAGGAATATCTTCCGAGTACTATAGCATCTTTGTAGAAAAGCCTTGGCCAAATTCTCGCATTCTTTACGGTGACACTAGAGAGAATGCGCATAACTTAGACGAAAGTTACATCCAAAGTTTATTTGATTCCTATCCATCACAATTAATCGATGCTTACTTAAAAGGATTGTGGGTTAATTTAACTGGTAATAGATTTTATTTTTCATTTGATAAAATTAGAAATCATTCAGATAAAGAACGCGATGATTCGCAACCATACTATATCGGTATCGACTTTAATGTCGATCCAATGTGCGCTACCATTTGGCAGAAGTTTGGTAAAAATATTTATTGCGTTGATGAAATCGTACTACAAGGCGGCGAAGGTTATAGAACTGAAAACTTAGTAGAAGCTCTACAATCAAAAGGATATGGCCCATATAACGCTATGCTATATCCAGACCCAGCAGGGCAAGCTCGATCAACAAAAGGTTTACCAGATCATGAAACTTTAAGGCGCGCTGGTTATCAAGTAATTGCTCGCAAAGTGGCTCCAAGATTAAGAGAACGTCAAGTAAACGTATGCAATCTTTTTGAAAAGCAAATCATTTGGGTTAATACAAAAAAAGCACCATGGCTTACTAAAGACCTATTAGCAGTTGAGCAAGACCCTGCTACACTAGAAAAGAAAAAGAATAATCCTAACTTGACGCACGCGTCCGATAGTATGGATTATCTGATAAGCGAATTATTCCCATTCAATGGACATAAGACGCAAAACATAACTACAAGGATAAGATAATGCGTATCAAAAATGAGAACGAAATTTTAGACCCGGCAGTACGGAAACAAATCATCGAAGAAATCCTTGGATCAGAAAACCAACGACGTAAGCAAGAAGCATATAAACGATACTTAACATATAAAGACCAAACAAAAGCATTTGTAGTAGAGCAGCTTCAAAAGCAATTTGATTCATCAACTGTAAAAGAAATGGAATATTGTCTAGCTAATATTTCATTGTGCCGTAAAGTTATTGATAAATTAGCGCGAGTTTATAACAACGGAGTTAGAAGAGAAGTTGCTGGAGACGAACAATTAACCTCAGCTATTGAAGAACTTTCAAAAGAACTCGAAATCAATTCTGAATTAAGAAAAGCAAATAAATTTCTTAAGCTTCAAAAGAATTTGGCATTTTATGTTAAGCCCTGCCCAATTTCATACGCAGATGGATCTGAGAAATACACGCTAAAGCTTGAGCCAATGAATCCTTATCTATACGACGCTGTAGAGCACTATTACGATAGAACAAAACCAATGTGCTTTATTCTTTCTGACTTCGAATATTCAACGGCACAATATACATCTTTAGATGCTGCAACAGTTGGTAGAACAGCAAGTCCAGATCCGCAAGGAGTTAAAAAAGGCGATGGCATAGATCAAGCTATTGCAGATCAACCAGACGATGCAAAAACAAAACAATTTGTTTGGTGGAGCGATTCTTACCATTTCGTAACCGATGAATCAGGAACAATCATTTCTGAAGGAACAGAAAATCCAATCAAAATGATGCCGATTGTAAATTTTGCATTAGATCAAGATGGACAATTCTGGGCGCAAGGTGGGGACGATTTGATCGATGGTTCTATTTTAATTAACTCAATCCTTACACATAACCAGCACGTTGCGATTACACAAGGTTACGGACAGTTTTATATGAAAGGTAAAAACTTACCTCGAAATATTAAAATTGGCCCAAGTAAAGCAATTTTAATGGAATACGATGAAGGTGAGCCAGTTCCAGAAATTGGCTATGCATCTTCTAATCCTCAAATCGACGCTCTTCGCGGTTTGGTAGAAAGCTATATTGCGCTTTTATTAACAACAAACAACTTGTCAACATCAGCTGTAGCGGCGCAACTTGGACAATCAAACATGGCCCCAAGTGGTATTGCATTAATGATTGATAAAGCAGAAAGCATGGAAGACGTTAACGACCAACGCCAAATATTTTTAGATAAAGAGCACGAGATTTGGGAGATTATAGCAGCTTGGTTAAATCTATATGGCGATATGTTAGACGATAGTCTTAAGGGTTACGCTCTCCCTGAAGAAATTGAAATGAACATTAAGTTTCACGACGCTCCAGTTGTAGTTAGCGAATCTGAAAAGCTTCAAAACTTTAAGCTTCGTAAAGAGCTTGGACTTGATTCAATGCTGGACTTAATCATGAAAGATAACCCTTCATTAACGAAACAAGAAGCAGAAGAAAAGCTAAAGTCATTGATGGAAGACAAGATGGTTTCAATGATGAAGCAACCAGATTCAGCTCAACAAAATAGCGATAACATGATGAATCATGAACAAGAAATGTCTAAAGAAGATGACATGGAAGATATGAGCGAAAATGGAAGTCAAGAAGACAATAGTCAATCGTAGTGAAATTGCTTCTGTTATTGATATTTCAGAAGAATTAAAAGGAGTTCCAAGTAAAGACCGGGATGAATTAAAAGCCCGCATAGGTGAACTATTGGTTGAGCAAATTCTTGAATCAGTTGCAGATGCAAAAACTCCAATTCAAGGCGGTGAGTATAAGCGAACGCTGTCTAAAGAATATGGAAAGTTTAAGCAGGAAGAAAACGGAAACAATAAAGCAAATCTTGATTTGACTGGAGAAATGTTGTCATCGCTTGATTACAAGATCGAAGGCAATAAAATTAAGTTAGGAATATTTGATTCTGTAGAGGCGCCAAAGGCTGATGGACACAATAACTTCTCAGGAGAATCAAAACTTCCAACTCGTCAATTTCTACCTAAAGAAGGTCAGGAATTTAAATCAGATATTAAATCACTTTTAAATGAAACGGTTGCTGCATATAAAGCAGACATTGCACCAGAAGATAAGCTAGCTCAGGTCGAATCAAAATCAGATTTATATGAATTCCTTAAAGATTATATCGGATCGGATTTTACTAGAGCAGAACTAAAATCAATTGCACTTGGATCAAAAAAGTTAACCGAGCTTTTGGATGATAATGACCTATTGGATTTGCTATGATTAAAAAGCGTATTGAAACAAAAGATGCGGTAATCTCATACAACATTACATTAGACGATGTTTTAAAAGGAACATCAAAGCGCGAGCTTCAAAATAAACTTAATGCAGTAATTCAAGAAACAATTCTTCCTACGATTGAAAAAGGATTGAGCCCGGTAGCCGGAGAGCGAGTTCTTAAGCGATATAGCGAAGGATATAAGAACGCAATCAAGTCAGGCCGATATGCTCAATACGATAAAAAGCCAACCCCGGCCACATTAAAGTTATCTGGCGAAATGTTATCTCATTACAAGGCAAAAGCATTGGATGAGCCAAATGCAGCAACAATTGGAATCCATGAAGACGCACCAGAAAAAGTTAAAGAATTAACTTCTTATCATCAAAAAGGCACTGACAAAATGCCAGCACGTCCTTTTATTCCTAAAGATGGTGTGCAAAGATTTACTGCAAAGATTGAGCAAGGTATCAGAGCGGCCTTCTCGTATGTTTTATCTCGCGCTCTGGCAGATTCATTAAACAAAGGGAGAAATCAAAAATGAGTGATTCAGCTCAACCAAACGAAAACCAAACGCAATCAACAGAAACAGCACCACCCCCACCAGAGAAAACTTACTCTGCTAAAGATGTGGAACGCATTGTCAACGAGTTAACACAATATAAAACCAAGGCTATTGAACTTGAAAATAAGTTTAAGAATCAAGAGCTTGAACAAGCGAAGGCTTCTCAAGAGTGGCAAAAGGTTGCCGAACTTCACGAAAAAACAGCTAAAGAATATCAAGACAAGTTCGAAAGATTCAAAAGCGCAGTTGTTTCAGATAAAAAACTATCTGCTATTCGTGAGGAAGCCATTAAAGCTGGAATTAGAAAAGAGTCATTAGCTGACCTTGGCATTCTTGACTATCCAGAAGTAAAGCTAGACACTGATAGCGAAGGCAATTTTTTAGTCGAAGGCGCTGATAAAGCAGTTCAACGATTAAAAACTCTTAGAGGGCACTGGTTTCAATCAGTTGCTCCTAAAGTTCATGCCGAAAGTCCAAGTGTAACTGGCGCTGGCAATCAAGTATCTTGGGATGATCTTAAGAAACTTGAATTAGATTATAAGAAAAACCCAAACTCAGCCAACGCTGAGAATTACAAAAAAGCACTATTGGCATATAAAGCCGCAGGTGCAAAATAAACTAAGGAGAAAGTAAATGTCAGATTCATTAATGCGCGCAAGCACTGAACTGTCAGTATTAGTTCCAGAAGTTTGGTCACAAAAATACTATGACGTATTGTTGGCCGAGCTTCCGTTCAATGCTGTTGTTTCTAAAGACTGGGAAGGTCAAATTCAAGGATTAGGTGATACAGTAAATATCAGCCAATTTCCTGAATTCGGTGATGCAGTAGAACTAGCTGAAGATCAACGTAATGATGCAGCGTCAATCACTGTTACTCAATTACAATTGATTATCAATAAACGTATTGCTCAAGACTTTATCATCACTAACCAAGCGATGCTTCAAAGCTTGCCAGCTATGCAAAAATTGCAAGAACTTGCTATTTATTCAATCATGAAAAAAATTCAAGCTCTTATTATTTCTTTGATTGTTCCAAGCGGATCAAGCCCAGACCACACTTTGGCCTATTCTTCTGGAACTACCCTTGCATTAGCTGATGCTTTAGCTGCAAAAGAACTTCTTGACGCTCAAGATTGTCCATTGAGTGACCG